TTCAAATCGTACGAAATCAGGTCGTTGATTCTATTATCCATGCCGACAAACTAGATACAGGTGCAGTCACCTACGGCAAGATTGCCAGTGCAGACATCGAAACTACTCTCACAGGTGGAGCAAACAAACTTGCTTCTGCCAGTGCTATCAAGACTTATGTTGATGGACAGTTGCCTGATACTTTCTCAGGTGGTGACGGTATCAACATTGACACCAGTGGTGACCCTGATGTTATCTCTGTTGACCTTGCTACCTCAAACCCAGCCTTGTTCTTTGACTCAGCAAAGTTGTCTTTGCAAGTTGACGCTAACAAAGGTTTGGTTAAGTCAGCCAATGGTCTTGCTACTCAACTGAAAGCAGAAACAGGTGGTACTATCTCTGTTGACGCTAGTGGTCTTTTCATTGCTGATGGTGCTATCGGTAACGGAAAGTTAGCCAACTCAACCATCTCAGGTAAGGAACTTGGTACAAACCTTGACAACCTGACTGCTGGGAATGGTCTTACTGGTTCTGACTTTAATGGTAGTGGTGCTCAAACTTTTGCTGTCCAAGCAGATGGTGGCACTCTTACTGTTGGAGCAAGTGGTGTTAAGGTTTCTGATGGTGGTATCCAAGCCAACCAACTGAACCAAAACTCAGGTCAAGAAGCCGTAGTTGAGCAAGCAATCCGTGACTCAGCCGTAACCACTGACAAAATCAACGATAGTGCAGTTACTGCTGCCAAAGTTTCTTTTGCTACTCAGTTGGACACATTGAGTACCGATGGTACTGCAACAGCCTTTGACCTTTCGGAAACCATTGCTGATGCCTTTGCTATCGTCATGGTACATCGTAACGGTCTGTTGATGGAGCAAGTACAGTCTAACCCAAGTGGTGTTGACCAGTTCTCTTTGTCATTGAATGGTGGTAGTGGTGGTGTTGCCCAAGTAACCTTTGGTGCAGCCCCAGCGTCAACTGATTCTGTATCCGTTTTCTACATCGCCTAATCTTAGGCTTCTCTCACCCTTGTGGCGTGGCTTAGGCTGCGTCACTTTGGTGGTGGGACTTTTTATTAAAAAACTCGGAGAGTACAATGAAACAACAAGACATTCTTAAAGCGATACTGGGTCAATCAGGTGCTTTGGTGCTTGCTTGTATTGCTTTGTACTACATCTCACAGTTGTATGTGGCACAGATTGACAGTATGATGACACGCTGCGAGGAAGACAGACAAGTTTATCACGAGCAGATGTCGATGTTAACAGAGAAGATTGACACCATTGCAAGGGATGTAAAAGAAATAAAGCACAGTAAGTAGGGGGAGAGATGAAGAAACCTAGATTGAAGAAGTCAAAGATGAAATGCAACAAGCCAAAACCAAGTCCACGCAAAGACAAGAAGCGTGTAGTAAAGGCTTGTGACAAAGGCAAAGAGAAGATTGTTCACTTTGGTGACCCAAAGATGAAGATCAAGAAGTCCAATCCCAAGAGACGAAGCAACTTTCGAAAGCGTCACGGGTGCGACAAAGGAACATTGAATAAACTATCGGCTAAGTATTGGTCGTGTAAACATTGGTAGGAGAGAGATATGCCAGTAAGATTAGAGCCTACGAACTGGGCAAAAGTGTTTGGATTAGTACAGAAACTCGTCAAGTATGCAAAGGGTGGATTCACTCACGCTGAGAAACTTGACCTTGTGATTGAACTAATGGAAGTTATCGGTGCTGTTTCAGGCGACATCGAAGAAGACATAAAGAGAGATGTGGAGGAACGAGATGGCAAAGGGTCGCAGGAAGATAAATAAAGTAATCATTCACCACAGTGCGTCACCAGTAGATACCACAGTCGAAGACATAGACAGGTGGCATAAGGCTCGTGGGTGGTCAGGAATCGGCTACCACTGGGTTCTGCTTGAAGATGGTACTTGGGCTAAGGGTAGGCACGAGAACAAGACTGGTGCTCATTGTAAGGGTCACAACAAGGGTAGCATTGGTATCTGTGTGACAGGGAACTTTGAGAAGTATCACTGTCCTGCTCCACGCTTTACTCACTTGTTGGACTTAATCGGCAATGTTTTACAGCGACACGAACTCAGGTGGAATGATGTGTATTTCCACAGTGACTTCGGTAATACGCAGTGCTGTGGCAAGTTCTTGAAGACACAGTTGTTCCACGCACTCAAAGGCAGGCGTGAATGAAAGAGTTCTTAGACAGATACATACAGAAAGGTGAGATACCAAGCATTGCACGCAAGGCAGGTATACACCCCAACACTGTCTATTCTTGGAAGTCCGAGAGAAACTACCCTAGCAATATGATGTTGGTGTGGTTCTTTCGTGCTTTATCAGAGCATACAGGTGTTCAATACGAGCACCTGTGGCTTGACTTTATATATACAATGGAGGGTATTGAAAATGCCGATAAGAAAAGTAAAAGGTGGATACAAGGTAGCGAACACGAACTCTAAGAAGCCGATGACTAAGCGTGGTGCGAAGCGTCAGTTGAGAGCGATCAAGGCTAACCAATCCAAAAAGAAAGGGTCTTCTGCATACAAGACAAAGAAAAAGAAAGGGTGTGGTTGTGGCAAAAGATAGTTGTTATCGCAAAGTAAAGAAGTCTTACAAGAAGTTCCCTAGTGCCAGAGCGTCACAGGCTATTGCCAAGTGTCGTAAAGGTAAGGGCAAGGTACGCAAGACTGCAAAGGGTAAGTCGCTGAAACGGTGGCAGGCTGAGAAGTGGGTGGATACACGAACAGGGAAAGCCTGTGGTGCGAAGACCAACAAGAAACAGTACTGCCGTCCGACCAAGCGTGTATCAAAGAAAACCCCCAAGACCACTCGTGAGTTGTCTGCTAGTCAGAAGCGAGCAAACATTAGACGAAAGTCTCAGGGGAAACGGGCTAAGAGTCTCAGGCGTAAGAGTTAAAGTTTTGCTCCCAGTCTTTCTTTTGCCGCTTGGTATGAGATGAAACCGAGTGTCACAATCGCATAAGCGAGCCACCCAATCCATTCCTCAGTCAAGTGTCCCAGTGCCATAAACACTGCTCCGTACATAAATAGTGCAGTGATGAAGCCAGTGATTTGGCAGAACACTTTCAAAGTCTCAGTAAGTATTAGCATTGTATCTCTCCATAAATAACGAGGTCATTTAACTCGTGGTTGTAGTCATCAATAATCATAGGGGTGTAGTCTGATTCAGAACATACAAAGAACCCTATAACATTATAGTCGATCCATTCTAGTGCGACTTCTTCATCGTTGTCAAAGTGGTCAAGGTCACGCAACAACTTAGCAATCATAAGGGATAGGCTGTATACATATCCTCTACTCTCTACATCTACAATGCAGTCATCCCACATAGGGGCTAGTCTGCCGTTCTTCTCGATACTCATACCAAGTCCTCCAATCCGTCACATTGCTTGTGTACTCGCACTTTCTTGTTGGGTGCATTGAGCCTTTCGTTCAGACGGTCTTTGTACTTCTCGATGATGTTAGGGCGAGTGGTGTAGCAGGGTACTTTGTGCAGGAAGCCAAACGCCTGTGCTGTTGCTCCAAACTTGATACCCTCAGCAGTACCACGCTTGATTAAGAATCTATAAGCAAAGCGTTCCTTGACTGCTTCTGCGAACTTCTTGCCATCATAGAAGTAGATGAAGTGTGCTGCTTTGTTGTAGTAAGCCATAATGTCAGGTGGTGATACCAAGTACTCAGGGTAGCCATTAGTGCCTGTCTGAATACACTCAGCGAAGAATGTGAGATCACCTACGCTGTTCTTGTAGCGACCATCGTTGTCGGCTTGCTTGACTTCAACAGAGAAACCCATTTCGTTTTCCAACATACCCTCAGGTGACATATCGTAGCCAACACCTGCGAGGTCATACATAGCGTCATCAACTACTTCATCAGTAGTATCCCAAGCCATTGAATGCCAGCCCAAGTCAACAGGCTTTACAAAGTTATTCATAGCGTCCATAACGCACATCTCTGCGACCATACCATTAGCCAACAGTTTACGGAACTCTCTTGTTCCAATAGGATTTATAGACATAAAGTCTCCTTGCCCAAAGGGCGATTAAAATAAAGATTGTTGTGGTCACCCACATAGTTATTATACTATAAGTGAAAGGGTGTTGCAGGATTATATTCCCACAACACCGATTTTATTCTTACAAACGGAAGCGTCTATTGTTCTCAAAAGGAACGAATGCAGGTTCATCGTCATCGAACAGTGGCTTTGACACTTGAAGATGGGACTGCTTTGGGTAGCGAGCGTCATAGTCACCCTGCACTTCGGGAGACATATCTTCGTAGTACACCCAGTCTTGTGCAAAGCGTTTCGCTGCTACAACCATACCAAAGCGTTCTGACTTAGGGTCATTCTCCAAACGGATTTGCAAGGTGTTGTTGCCATTGTCAGGGTCACAGGTAGTGACGAACTCGTCTTCATCTGACACGCTAGGAGCAATGTACCAACGAGACAACTTCTTGTTGTGGCGACACTTCTTACCATCGTTCAGCATACCACAGCCCATTGATTTGAGAGCCTGTGAGTACCAGTTCATATACGACTTAGGCTTGACTGCCTTAGCACGCTTGCGTTCTTCACCATCATCGGTTGTGTAAGTTTCCATATAGATGTCTTCAATCATCTCTGCAATGTTGAAGATACGGTCAGAGTTGTTAGCCAACCATTCTTCTACCAATACTTGATGAACATCTACACTATCGAACTTAGAGTTGGTGCGTGATGATTGCTTCTGCTCTTCTTCGTTGAGCCACCATTGTTCGCCTGCATTGTACAGAGCCACTGCTTCTGCCCACAGTTGGTCACGAGCGTCAGCCAAGTCCTTGATGTTGAACGCCTGCTTGTGTTCTTCACCGTGACATTCAACAGCCCAAAAGCGTCTTGAACCAGTATCGTCCTTGAAGATTTCATCATCATTCACAGTACCAACAATGACACAGTGACGGTCAGCGATAGTCTCTTTGCGACCATACTTCTTACGGTATCGGTCAGTACGCTTGGTGATGAACTGCTTTACATCGCCTGACTCTTTGCGAGACATACCACTGAGTTCTGCCCATTCGTGAATCCAAGCAAGACGCAACTTGGTAAGTCCGTCTACACCAGTAGTCTCAATGGGTTCGTCAGAGAAGAATGAGTTGCCAGTCAAAGGACAAGTGCCTGCCATTACTTCAAAGAATGTAGACTTGCGTAGACCTTGATGACCTTTGAGAATAACCATTGTATCCATCTTGCAACCCCAGTCCATAGCACGAGCAACACAAGAGATACCCCACTTGCGAGCGTAGGTACGGTTCATCTTGGTGTCTGCTGCTTTGAGGTATTTAATAAAAAGTTCTTCAAGGCGTTCAGTGCCGTCCCATTCCAAGTCAGTCAAGTAAGTCTTCAAGGTATCAATCTTGTTAGACTGACAGAAACTGTCGATGGCAGTACACATCGTTGCACGGTTCACATCAATACGCCAGTGGTTGTAGAACAAGTCTTGGGTGATTGTGTAGTGTTGGTCTTCGAAACGGTCACCATTCAAGTATTGGTATCCAGTACGAGCGTCTTCCCACAAGTCAATCTCCATAGCGTCCAACATCTTGACCACATTAGGTACAGTAGACTTAGGACGGAAGCCACGCTGAGAGAATGACAGAGCGATACGATTGTCAGTGATGTCGCAATCGTGGTGGGTACGGTTGGGTGCAGAGGTCAGACGGTATCTAGCAACACGGTACATTGGGTGTACTGAACGCTGAATGAATGCTGAACCAACAGTTGTACTGTCAGGGCGACATACATTGTAGTTGCCATTGGACTGCTTGGGGAATGAGTCCCAGTTCTCAATGATTTCACCAAAGGTTCTGACCTGTCCATCGTGACAACGGATACGGTGGTCATCTCTAACTACTCTTGTGACATATCGTCTAGGGCGTGTATCTTCGCTCTCAGACGCTTCTTCTTCACTGTCAGTGTCATCAGTAGCCTGAACTTGTTGGGTTGCTTGTGGGGTGCTTGGGGTGCTTGGAGCAGGGACACTGGTATCCATATCCAAGTAAGCGTCAATGAGTGCGTCAGTGCTAAGAGCCATACCGTCTTGTGCAATGTGCCAGTATGCGTCTTCACGGTCTTGACGACAACTAGGTACATACCACAGACGAGCAGAGTTCTTTGTTTGTTCATCGTTCTCAGGGAAGAAGCGTTCCATTAGATACCAAACGCCTGATCTACGCTGAGTGTTGTAGTGTTGTTGTTCCAATGGTTTGTCCAATGCAACGATAACACGGAAGCAACGCTCAATGCTAGAATCATATACCCATTCATCACCCTGCTTCTTGCGTGCCTTGTTGGGCGAGCAATCGCTGAATGTAGAGTGGGCAACGAAACACAAGCCGTCAAAGCGTGCTAGGATTTCTTCTTCTTTCTCTGCTGATACACCATCAAAGTCAAAGGCAAGGGCGTTCACTGTCGCAACATTCTTGTCAGTTCTTGCACCTGCTTGACCACGAGAGTTGGGTTCGCAAAGGTCTTCATCTTTCCAATCAACCACTAGGTAGGTAGGCAAACCGTTCTTGCCTGCTTCCACAAGTACACGACCATTGTCCTTAGACTTGATAGAGCCGTCGCCCTTGCGAGAGTATTCCAAGTTGGTTGATACAACTGGTTCTGCAACGAAGTCAGCAGGCTTGATAGCGACACGCTTACCTGCTGAGATTGTGTTTGCAAAGATACCTTTGAAACGATGAATGTTAATAGTCCAGTCATTGACTGAGATTTCTTGGTCAGACCACAGAGATTGTGGTATAATGTATTCACTACGAGCCATTGTAGTATTCTCCTTTATGATTAAGATTGTTTTGCACCATCGACCTTAGTGTCGGTGGTGTTTTCTTTTGGGGTTAGTTCGATCAAGGTTAAGTTGTCTGCCAACAACAGTCCGATTGCTTGACGCAAACCGTCCTTGATTGTAATGCCCTTTGCAGAACAAAGGGCTTTGAGGTTCTTGTAGACTTGTTCGTCTAACTTTAATGGGTAAACTTTCGACATTGTTTTTCTCCTTTTGATTATAGTTCTAGTTGAGCCTTGAAAAACTGACTCATTGATTTAAGAAACATTGGTTCACCGTTTGCCAAGCAGACAGTATCCCAGTCCATAGACAAGAAGCCAACTGGTAGCCAGTTCTTGTAGATTACTAGGTTCAATACTTGTTGCTTCCACAGACGCTTGAACGATGGTTCTTTACGATGTAAGCGTACTGTCTTGGTGACAGCCATAAAGTTTCGAATCGCACGCCAACCATCTACTACTGTGTTATCCACAGGTAGTCTGCCATCAGTGTATGCTTCTTGCCACAAAGCCCATACAGCGAATAACTGCGGACAGACTTCGGAACAATAGATGATACAGTCGATGACTTCGGGTAAGTCTTTGTGAGTTTGAGTGACAGTATAAGGCTGTCCAGTAATAATAGTAGCCATTGCTACCTCCATTTAAGATTGAGATTGTAAAAGAACAAGGCGAGGAGAGTGTTGATCTCTCAGCCACCTATGTATATTATACCATAAGTGTAAGGGTATCGCTGAACTTTCTACAAAATAAATGTAAATAAATGTCACCGATGTCAGAGATTCTTGTATGGAGCGTCATCAGGGTGGGGTGGTGGTATCCAAAGCAGACGCTTCTCGCCACAGTTGAGGCAGGTCTTTGTCATCTGAAACTTGCCAAACCTAGTTCTTGGTTTCCGTCTGAGTTCTTGCCTGTCACCACAGTTGGTGCAGTATGACTGTCCTCTTTTACTTGCCTTGATCATCGCTCTCATAACTCTCCTGAAAAATGGTGTGCCACCTAGTATACCACAAGTGTTCCCCCTCTTTACTGAAAAATGAGACGGCACACTTTTCTGTTCCGTCACTCCAATCTTACAGGAGACGGCACACTAAGGTGGAACAGTTGGATAATGTCGGCACAGCCTGTGTTGTAGACCACTCATATACCCTTGTTCCATCACTATACTAATATAAAGATTATTAGAAATAAGGTGACAATAGAGAGATTGGTATAGAGTATAAAGGATTTGGCACTAGATATAGGGGTAAGTAGGAAATGAGTAGGGGGAACGAACAGACGGAACACTTACTCAAAGGCGTATAAATATGGTATAATAGATGTACAATCTTAGTACAGGAGTTGACTATGAAGTTCAAAAGCAGTTGCCTTAGCAAGGCTCGCAGGCACTATACAATCACGATGTTCACTGAACCAGTTGCAAAGGGCAGACCCCGTGCAGGAAAGCATAGAGTGTACACACCCAAGAAGACAAGAGAAGCCACCTCACTTATGGCTCAGACTTTGGAAAAGTTTATCCGAGATGAAGACATCGTTCCGTATGAGAAAGGCTTACCACTGCGAGTGAACATTAGATTCACAGCAAAGAGAACAAAGGCACAGGGCAAAGGCGATTGCATTCCCAAGACAACCAAGCCCGACATCGACAACTACATCAAGTTGGTACTCGATGCTGCAAATGCGTCAGGGATATGGCACGATGATTCACAGGTGGTAGAGATACTTGCACAAAAAGTATATGCTGCTGACTACATAGAACCGAATGTCACCTTTGAAGTACACCCAATCTAATGCTGTACTTGCAATAAATACTTTGCTGATTATGCAATATAGATAGACAGAACCCTTACGGATATGGTATAATAATGTAAGATAGAGGTAATCCTATGTTGAAGAACCCCAAACATATTACAGCAGTCTCAATGATTGCAGACGGTAAGTCCTATCAGGAAGTCGCAGAAGCACTCGGCACTACTTACACCACGATATACAGGTGGAGACAGAAGCCAGAGTTTCAGCAGGCACTGACGGACGCTAAGGCTAAACTTGCAATCGGTGACAAGACAGAAGAAGAACACAAGGTAGAACTGGAAGCATACCGTAGGGGCAGGCTTGACGGTCTCGTAATGCAGGCAATCAATACCCTAGCAGGCGTGATGTCAACAGGCACAAACGAGGGAGCAAAGGTATCTGCTGCCAAGTATGTGTTAGAAAAGTTTGGAGACAGCACAGTGGGAACAGAAGAAACCAGTGGGTTAGATGAACTCAAATCAATGCTGAGGGTCATAGGAGAGTAATGGTTCACATCGCTTCAAAGATACCAGCGTCGATCAGACCTGAGTTGCAGGCTGTATTCTCAGACCCAGTCAAGTTCTTCAAGATGTTGAAGATACAAGACAAGTACACTGGGCAATACAAGCCGTTCTCTTTGTACCCTGAGCAAGAACAGTTGCTTAGAATCCTCGATGAAAAGAAAAAGATTATCGTAATCAAACCTAGACAAATAGGTATCTCCACCTTGCTACGAGCCTATGCCTTTTGGAAGACCTATACATCAAGCAGCCCAAGTAAGTTCGGTGTGCTATCTTTCCACGACCGTTCTGCCAAACATCTACGGAAGATGGACTCCTTGTTCTTACAAGGGCTGCCTGCTCTGTTGCAAAGACAGTGTGATGTAAACAATACCACAGAGTTGGTCTTCTCAGATACACAGGCAGGCTTGGCTTCATACACTGCACGCAGCAGTGGAGGTACACGCTCATTCACATTGAACTCTGCACACCTAAGTGAGTTCGCTTTTTACCCTGACCAAGATGAAGTACTGGCTCAGGTAATGGCAACAGTAGGGACAGGACAGATAGTCATAGAGAGTACACCCAATAGTGTGGGCGACACATTCCACAGGCTATGTGCAGAAGCACCTGACAATGGTTGGACACTGGTCACCTTTTGGTGGTGGCAACACGAGAACTATCGCAAGCCTGCACCACAAGACTTTGTACCCACAGAAGAAGAACGCTCTTTAATAAAAAGTTATGGACTGGAACACGACCAACTGCAATGGCGTAGAGAACAGGTATCCACATTGGGTATGGAGAAGTTCAAGCGTGAGTACCCTGCTTGTATTGAGGACGCATTCAACTTCGGTACATCAAAGTACTTCGACCCTATTGATATGGACAAGATAAATCCAATACGCTTTGACAGCAATGACAGGAAGTACGAAGACCCATACGATGACGATGTGTATGCTATGGGTGTTGATGTTGCAGCAGGAGTTGGTGGTGATTACAGTACAATAGCAGTGGTATCAATGTCCACAATGGAAGTGGCGTACCAATACAGGTGCAACACAATCTCCATTGCTGAGTTTGCAGAAAAGGTTTTGCTGGTAGCACAGCAATACAATGACGCAAAGGTTCTAGTCGAGAGCAACAATCACGGTAATGTAATCATACAGAAGTTGTTGGACTGGCGATACAATAATATGTGGTACAATACAAACGGCAAACACTGGACAACCACAGCCAAGTCCAAGATTGAAGCGTATGAAACACTGCGTGAAATCATCTCTGACAATATGATAAGCAAACTCGATATGACAACACTGATAGAACTACGGTCACTGACTGTATACAAGGTAGCACCCGAAGCACCACAAGGATTGCACGATGACTTGGCAGACAGTCTCGCATTGGCATACAGATGTGCAAGGGATATACCTAGATACGAGGTAGCGAATGCAAGACGGTCACTAATGGACGACCTTATCTCAGAGAATAGAGCACGCAAGAATAGAGCGAAAGTAATCCCATACAGGAGAGCAAGATGAAACCCAAGATAGCAGAGCAGTTGTACAGGCGACACAATGAGTACTGGACAAAGCAACGCAGTGAACTCAGGAAACTGAGAGCAGCATATATGACAAGGTACTGGGATCAAGAGTATCAGCCAGACCAAATCCTTATTGAAACCACAAGAGCGTATGAGTTCATTGAGGGATACATTGCAAGTTTATATTCTAGAAACCCAAGCGTAGTTGTCAAAGGCGATGTGCGTGGACGAGGTGACGCAAAGAAAGTACAAGCAATGGCGAACTCATTCTTGGACAACACACGGACACAGATTGAAGATGTGTCTAGGCTTGCGTTAATCTATCCCTGTGCGTTCTTAAAGATGTACGCTACCCAACACCCTGACCCATTCAAAAGAGTTGGTGTAAAGGCAGTAGCAGCGTGGGATGTAATCGTTGACACAGACGCACCCAGTTGGAATCAACAGAAGTATGTTGGACACAGATACCACATCACCTTGCAGGAAGCAAAGGAGAAGTACGGCAACAAGAACTACACCACGCACCAACTGGTACGCTTCCTTGATGAAGAAGACGAAGCAGAGGGCTACGGTTATCTAGGTGTAAACCTGAGCCAACTGAACAAGAGTGGTGACGATGGAACAGACAGTCCGTTCGAGTATATCGAAGTCGTAGAGTTCTATGACATTCTGAACAACAAGATGTATGTATGGAGCAATGATTACAGTCACGGTGAGAAGTGGTTGTACGATGGTATCGAGGTGGAGATTGGAGATGAAGAACAATCTGAAAAGAAAAAGTTTGACAGCATACCATTCACTGACGCTGCTGATAACCCACTCGCTCCGATTGTCCCGTTGTATTTTAGTCGTCAGCCTGATTTACCTATGCGTGGTTATAGTGCTCTTAGACGAGTGTACTCGCAAGTCGAAGAAAGCAACATAATCCGTACATACCAATCCACTATGGTACGCAGAGCAGCACGCCAATGGATTGTAAAGAAAGGCGTATTCTCAGATGAGGAGATGTCGAAGATGGCTATGGGTGCTGACGGTGAATACATTGAAGCAGAACTATCACAAGGTCAGGAGATCGGTGGAAGCATTATGGCTGTACCACACACTGCTGTACCTGCTGAGTTGGAAACCTACATCAATCAAGTGAACGATGACTTTCAGCGTGGGTCAGTACTCGCACCGTTCTCTCGTGGTGAAGCAACCAAAGCAACAGCCACAGAGATTACTGCACTTGCGTCATACAGTTCGTCCGAAATCGGTAGGCTTGCTCGTGAGAGAGACGCTATGATTGAACAGTGTGCAGAGGTATACATCTCAATGATGAAAGTATTTTTATCTGATGACCCCGACATCATTGTAATCAATGGCAAGTCCAGTGTAGTACGCAGTGAAGACCTTGACGGTGACTTCGCATACTACGCCCTAGACGCAGGTGCAACACCTGTCAGTGAAGCCGTGAAGAAGCAGGAGTTTATGCAGTCAGTAGGATTACTTCTGCAACTAGGAGTTTCACAGGATAAAATACTAAGTGAGTTGGTCAGACGGTTAGACTTACCCGAAGACTTTCTCAAATCAGAAATACAAGGTGTCGCTATGGCACAACAACCACAAGGTCAACCAAGTCCAACTGCCACTATCGAGCAGGGCAGACAGGGTAGTCCACAACAAGTTGCTCAAATCTTGAAATAATGGAGGATAATATGGCAGCAATACCACAGAACATAATGACTCAGGCTAACGCTATTGGGGCAGGAATGGATAACGCAATGGCACAAGGTGCTGAGATTGCAGCACCACAGGGTAAGTTCTCTGCACGAGCATTGAACGCACTGGTCACTGTAATGAATGAGATTCTACCGATGATGGGTCGCACCGATATGTACCCTGAGTTTACGGAAGAACAGAGTATGATACCAATGGACTTGGTACAACTGTTGATGGCTGTGCAAGCGATTGCAGAGATGGCACAAGTAGACTTCCCACTTGACCTAGCCAGTATCACAGGTGACGCAGATGTTGCTAAGGTTGCAGCATTGGTCAAGCGATTGCGAGTAGATAAGCGAATGCAAGACTACTTAGCACAAGCAGAAGAACCGATTGAACAGGAAGCAATGGTGGAAGTAGAAGCACCAATGGCAGGGTCAGCACCTGCACAACCTGAGATGTCAGACGAAGAACTTTTTCAAAGTAGAATGGGGTAAGAGATGAATGAGACTAAGACTACGGCAAACTTGGAAACTACGACACCTGTTGAATCAGAACAGCAGGTGTCTCCTACTGAACAGAGCGAAGCGTATGAGGATACCTACAAGGCGAAAGGTAAAGACGAATACGACAGACGCATAGAGAGATTACTTGCTGAGAATACAGCACGAGAGACAGGTACTGAACCACCACCACCTGAGACACTGAGAGAGGGTGAGAGTTGGGATAGTATCTACAAATCGCAACCACCCGAAGTCCAGCGTGCAATGGCTGAAATGCGTAAGATGACCACGCAGAAGACACAAGAGTTAGCAGCCCAACGCAAGCAACTAGAAGCCCAAGCACAAGCATTACAGGCTCAACAGATGGCACTGCAAGACAATGCTGCATACAAAGCAATCAAGCAACAAGCCGAAGCAGATGTAGGAGAGTTCGACCCTTATGACCCACAGTCATTCGAACGCTATGTACAGAAGCAAGTGGCAACACGATTGCAAGAAATCTTAGAGCCAATGGCACAACAGCAGATGAAGACACAGGCACAAAACAAAGTTCAAAGTTTTATTGCCGAACACCCTGAGTTGCAGAGTGACAATGACTTCAAGGCACAAGTCCGAGAGACACTGTTGGCTAATGACAACCTGACCTTACAGGACGCATACTACATCGTCAAGGGACGCAACGCCAGTACTGCTGCTCAACGCCAAGCACACGAACAAGAACTGTTCAGCAAGGCAGCAAAGCAGGCTGGATTGAAAGTAGGTGCAGGTAATAACAAGGGTACGACTATCCCCAGTAATGCAACCGATATGAGAGCACACGATTTGTATGCTCATCTTCTTGCACAAAAGAAGTAATAATATGATATACTATGTAAGATTGCTAGGGCAAGCACTCCACATTCTAGAATGTGGAACACGGCAAGCCCACTCCCCTCACGAAAGGATACGAGAGCAACACATTGAACTTAACAAAGGCTATTAAACACGGAGTTAAAAATGGCTATCCAACCAGATATTCTAGCGTCAACGCTGCGTATCCTTAAAGATCGTGAGGTTGACAATACATTCAAAAACATTCCATTGCTTGAAGCAATCCGTTCACACGGTGCTGTCATTGAAAGCGATGGTGGTAGCAAGGTAAACTGCCCTGCTATTATGACAGAACACTCTATGATTACTCAGTTGTCATCAGGGTACGAGGGAGTTAACCTTGCAGTTAAAGACCCCTTACGCCAAACTGAATACAACTGGTGTGACTTCATTGCACCTGTGGTAATCACTGAGAAAGAACAACTCACCAACAAAGGCGACCGAGCCGTATTGAACATTGCAGAAGCACGATTGAAATCTGTAATGGGAATGTTGAAGCGTGAGTGGTCTAAGCAAGTAATCAAAGGTGATTCAACTGTACTTACTGAGATGGAATCTTTGTCTCCAAAAGTAAGTGGTGGTTGGTTCGCATTGCAACCATTCGGTGACCAAACTACTGGTGCTGTTGGTGGATTGAACCGTACTGACTACACTACTACATTCCAAAACCAATACCTTGACTGCCCATCTGCTTTCCCTGATGAAAGTGACAAGGCTACTCGCTTGTTCCGTGCAATGTCTAAGTTGTACATTGACACACAAGTATACGCTCCTGAGGGAGAGGTTGACATTATCCTTATGTCTCCTCGTGCTTACGAGTTGTACAAGAACTCCTTGTTCAATCAAGAGCGATACACTTCAATGAACGAAGAACGAGATATGGCAGGTAAACTGGCATTGATGTTCAACGGTGCGAAGTGTTATGTCGATCCTAACTTGGGTGACACTTGGACACAGGCTGATGTGACTTCTGCTACTGGAATAGCAAAAGACCAAGACGGTACTGACATTGTATTCGGTGGGTCAGCAGGTCAATACCAGACAGACGGAAGCAACAACGGTACTATCGACGCTATGTTCTTGAACTCTAAGTTGCTCAGTGTCTACTTTGACAAAGACGCTTACTTTGAGTTGGGCGAGTTCGAGCGTATCTCAGGCTATGCTGCTATGGCAGCAAACATTATGACCCGAACTCAGTTGGCTACTGCTAACTTGTCAGGTCACGGTATTCTCGTCAATGCGTTCGCAGACATTAACTAATAGGAGTTTCAAATGAATAACACATTATTGCAAAGACTTGATGTAGCAGCAGAGACCACTGGTTCTTCTGTATACGCAAGCAACCGTTCGGTAGAAGAAGTATTTGTAGCATACGGTGCGATTTCAGCAGGAGACTTTGTATCATTGTCATTAGAGTATGACGATGACGGTACTCCTACTGAACGAGCCGACAGCGACAAACTGTTGTTCGTACAACAATCAGATAGTGCAGGCGTTGCCAGTTCAATCTGTATTGGTGTTGCTATTGCTGACGCAGCAGATGGCGAAAATGTACGAGTACTCGTTCGTGGTATCATTGCTGCAAATGTAGCAACTGGTTCAACCAGTGGGCTTACTCTTGCAGTAGGTGCTACGGCAGGTCGAGCCGTATTGTCTCAGCAGTTCTTGACTGACAGTGACGGTACTGGTACTGACTCTCTTGCACGAGTTCAACAGATTGTAGGTATCGCATTGGAAGACGCAGTTGACAATGTTGCCAAAGTGTATGTCTCCCCAAAGTTCTAATCTGAACTGACATTCACTCGGTGGTGGTAGGCATATCCCTGTGCCTGCCCCCACCTTATTTTACATTTTAGGAGTAGTAATGAACCTATCATACATTAGAGATTACATATCGAATGTCACGGACTATGACGCAACTGCGAATAGCGACTACTCTGCACAACTTGATGATGTCATCAACGAAGTGTATCGGAATCTTTTTTCTGAAAAGCCATTCACATTCGCACAGAAAGAAGTCAAGATACCAATCTATACAGATGTCACACTCACAGGTACAGGCGTATACAACGCTGTCAATGGCATTACAACAGTGAACACAACCACTGATGTACCTGAGTGGGTAGAGGGCAACATCGTTGAGATTGAGGGCAAGGAATACACTGTGCTGTACAACGATAGAACAATCAGCACAAGGATCTACAGTAGAGAACGAGTGACAAACTTTACGGATG